AATATTATTGACTATAAAACTAATAAAGAGATTAAGACTGAATCTTACAAAGATTGGGAGGGAGTATCTGAAAAAATGCTCTCTCCTGTATCTAGTTTAGATGATTGTAATTTTAATCACTACAGTCTGCAGTTGAGTATCTATATGTACATCATATTAAAACACAATCCTAAATTACAACCAGGGAAAATGTTTATTCATCATATAGTATTTGAAACAGAAAGTTTAGATAGATATGGATATCCTTTAACTAGTTATGATCATAATGGAGACCCCATAGTTAAAGATGTAGTACAAATGGAAATACCATATTTAAAAGATGAGGTAATTGCAATTATGCACTACTTACATGATAACAGAAATAAAATTAAAAAGAAATGATTGTAAAACTATTTGACATACAGAATGGTAAAGTAATTCCAACAGAACATTGCTATACCCTAAAGGCTCTTAAGGTGGTTATGGATAACTATCCTGATAATTACATTAAAATTTATCAGTACTTATTTTATATGACATGTCCTAACCCAGATTTAAATCCATTTTTTTATACACCGGATTTAGATAAAGAGTCTTTAATTCTAGATCAAATAGAAGCGGACTTTTCTACTGAAGATGATGATATATACACAGCCTTACAGTTTTGCCAGAGAATGTTTGAAACTCCCACATCTAGAGCATATAAAGGAATTGCATCCATGTTAGATAGATTAGGTAGATACATGGAAACTACACCTATCACACACGGGCGGGATGGTAATATTACAGCTTTAGTAAATGCTGCAAAAAACTATGAGGCAATTAGAGCATCATTTAAAGGTGCATATAAAGATCTACAAGAAGAACAATCTAGTAGAGTAAGAGGTGGTATTGGAATGGCATATGATCAGTAATGGAGATATTTGAAAACATACCAACCTATGATAATGGAACTTGGACTGTTACAGACTTTTCTTCAAGAGAAGAGTTTGCCAAGTTTTTAAGAGATTTATTTGGTGAACCAGGTAAATATAACTTTGATGAAACTAGCTTATTATTTAATTCTGAATCAAGAAAGTTCAGAGAAAATGGATATTACTGCGACTCTCCATTTAAATCCAAAGATTTTATCAATTACTGGGATGAGCAAAAACTCAGATGTAGGAGAGGAGTTATCTATAAATCAGGAAACAACATATGGTACCTTACTAGAGACTATTACATGTGGCTTAACTTCTTACCAATATTTGATAAAGAACAGCAAATTTTTGACTTTGCCAAAATACGGGATGCACAGTATCACATGGCCATCTATGAACTATTGGCAGAGCTCAACTTTAAGCATGTAGCTATTCTTAAGAAACGTCAGATAGCTTCTTCTTATTTTCACATGGCTAAACTTTTAAACCAGATTTGGTTTGAATCTGGTGTCACATTAAAGATAGGAGCCAGTCTTAAAGACTATATAAATGAGAAAGGCTCATGGAAGTTCTTAGATGAATATGCTGCTTTTTTAAATGAGCATACAGCTTGGTATAGACCAATGACTCCACACAAGGTAATGATGTGGCAACAAAAGATAGAAGTTAGAAAAGGAGATAGAAAGAATGAAGTTGGTCTTAAAGGAACTATGCAAGGTATGTCATTTGAGAAAGATCCTACAAATGGTGTAGGGGGTCCGGTAAAGTTCTTCTTCCATGAGGAAGCAGGTATTGCTCCTAAGATGGACCAGACATATGAGTATATGAGACCAGCAATGAGATCTGGTTTAATTACTACAGGTATGTTTATAGCTGCGGGCTCAGTAGGGGATTTATCTCAGTGTAATCCTCTAAAGGATATGATCCTAAATCCTACTTCAAAAGATATTTATGCTGTAGAAACTAATTTAATAGATAGTAAAGCAACAGAAGGTCTCTCAGGTTTGTTTATTCCTGAGCAATGGTCTATGCCACCACATATAGACCAATATGGTAATTCAATGGTAGAAGAAGCTTTGATTGCCCTTGAAGAGCAATTTGAAAAATGGAAGAAAGAATTATCTCCAGAAGATTATCAGTTAAGGATATCACAGCACCCTAGAAATATTGAGGAAGCATTTGCACATAGATCAGTATCTGTGTTCCCTCCACACTTAGTAGCAGCACAGCAAAGAAGAATAGAAGAGAAAGAATATGCATATGAATTCTTAGATATATTCTATGATGAGAATGGTAAGCCTGCAGTAAAGGAAACAAACAAGCTTCCTATTATGCAATTCCCTGTATCCAAAAAACTAGAAGATAAAACAGGAACTCTTGTTGTTTGGGAAAGACCAATTAAAGATCCAACCTTTGGTCAGTACTATGCATCTATTGACCCCGTGTCAGAAGGTAAGACAACTACCTCAGATTCACTGTGTTCTATATATGTAATGAAAGCACCAGTTGAAGTAACTAAAGTAACTGGCATAGAAACAGAGACTTATCTTGAGCAAGATAGAATAGTAGCCGCATGGTGTGGTAGATTTGATGATATTAATAAAACTCACCAGAGATTAGAATTAATAATAGAATGGTATAATGCATGGGCACTTATAGAAAGTAACGTGTCATTATTTATACAGTACATGATATCTAGAAAAAAGCAAAGATATCTTGTACCAAAAGGACAGATTATGTTCCTTAAAGATCTTGGTGCAAATACTAACGTATACCAGGAGTATGGTTGGAGAAACACCGGTAACTTATTTAAAGCTCACATGCTCAGTTATGTTATTGAGTATTGCAAAGAAGAGCTAGATACAGAAACAAAAGCTGATGGAACTATAGTTAGAACTAAATATGGAATAGAAAGAATTCCAGATCCCATGTTAATCAAAGAGATGCAAGAATATGTAGAAGGACTCAATGTGGATAGACTTGTAGCATTTACAGCATTGGTTGCATTCATGAGAATACAGCAATCTAATAGAGGTTATGCTAAAAGAACAATCATGGATGATGCAGCTAAAAACTTGCAAAAGTCAGAAAATTTGTTTAAATTAAATAGTAGTCCATTTAGGCATATGGGTAACAACGGTAGATTAACAAATGGTAATGTATTTAAAAAATCACCATTTAAAAATATAAAGTAACTATGCAAGTATATAACGCATTACAGTTAAAGAAAGGAGCTAAAGTAGATCAAAACAGGATGGGTAGTGTTACCCAACCTTTGCAGTTCTTATCTAAAAAAGATAAGGATGAAGAATGGGCTGCTTGGAACTTAGACTGGTTAGAATGGAATGGTCTTAAGCAAATCAGAAGAAATGCAAGAAGACTAATGAAAAACTATAAGCTTGCAAAAGGTATTATAGATAGAACTGACTATATCATTGAAGAGAATAATGAATATAAAGACATTGTAGAATTACTTACAAGAGAAGAAGCAACAGCATTAGAATTAAAGTTTTACCCTATTATTCCAAATGTTATTAATGTCTTAGTAGCTGAATTTGCTAAAAGGTCTACTAAGTTAACTTACCGTGCAGTAGATGAGTTCTCATACAATGAGATGCTAGAGGAAAAAAGAAAGATGGTAGAGGAAACTCTTCTAGCAGATGCTCAAATGAAAATTGTTACAGCATTGTTAGAGCAAGGACTAGATCCAAACTCTGAGGAGGCTCAACAACAAACATCACCAGATAATTTAAAAACTCTTCCTGAGATTGAAGCTTTCTTTAAGAAAGACTATAGATCAATGATAGAGCAATGGGCTTCTCATCAGCATAGAGTAGATGTGGAGAAGTTTAAAATAGATGAGCTAGAGGAAAGAGGTTTTAGAGACATGCTTATCACAGACAGAGAGTTCTGGCATTTTAATATGCTAGAAGATGATTATGAAGTAGAGCTATGGAATCCTGTAGTTACTTTCTATCACAAGTCTCCGGATGCTAGATATATTTCTCAAGGTAACTGGGTAGGTAAAATAGATATGTTCACTGTGTCAGATGTAATTGACAAGTTTGGATATATAATGAGTGAAGAGCAATTAAAAGCTTTAGAAGCAGTTTATCCTATTAGATCAGGTGGTTATATAGTTGGTGGTTATCAAAATGATGGTACATATTATGATGGAACAAAATCTCATGAATGGAATGTTAATATGCCTTCTCTTGCATATAGACAATATACTACAGCTAGAGCAAATTCAATTACTGATGGTGGTGATATCATAAACCAGATATTATCTCAGGGAGAAGATTACTTTGATCAAGGTACTGCATATTTACTTAGAGTAACTCAAGCATACTGGAAATCTCAAAGAAAAGTGGGACATCTTACTAAGATTACAGAAGAAGGTGAAGTAACCAATGAAGTTATTACAGAAGACTATCAGGTAACAGATAAACCAGTTTATGACACTAGATTATTTAAGAATAAAACAAAAGATAATTTAGTATTTGGAGAACACATTGACTGGATTTGGATTAATGAGGTATGGGGAGGAATTAAGATTGGACCAAACATTCCTTCATTCTGGGGTATGAATAACCCAGGTGGATTCTCTCCAATTTATATTGGTATCCAAAAAAATAAAATTGGAGCATTAAGATTCCAGTTTAAAGGAGATCAAAGTTTATATGGATGTAAGCTTCCTGTAGAAGGAGCTGTGTTTTCAGATAGAAATACAAAGTCTACAGCTTTAATAGACTTAATGAAGCCATATCAGATTGGATACAATATTGTGAACAACCAGATTGCAGATATCCTTGTAGATGAACTTGGTACTATCATCATGTTAGATCAAAATACTTTACCTAAACATTCACTTGGTGAAGACTGGGGTAAAGGAAACTATGCTAGAGCATATGTTGCAATGAAGAACTTTCAAATGTTACCATTAGATACTTCTATTGCAAATACAGAGAATGCATTAAACTTCCAACATTTTCAAAAACTAGATCTATCCCAAACAGAAAGATTGATGTCTAGGATTCAGTTGGCTAATCACTTTAAACAACAGGCTTATGAAGTAATTGGTGTTACTCCACAAAGAATGGGACAACAGATAGCTCAAATGACTGCCACTGGCATTGAGCAAGCTACCGCATCATCATATGCTCAAACAGAAGTATTCTTTATTCAGCATTGTGATTACTTAATGCCTAGAGTACATCAAATGAGAACTGACTTAGCTCAGTATTATAATGCTACTAAACCATCATCAAGATTATCTTACACTACCACAGCAGATGAAAAAGTTAATTTTCAGATTAATGGTACAGATCTTTTAATGAGAGATCTTAATATCTTCTGTAGTACTACTGCAAACCATAGAGCTGTTCTTGAACAGTTAAAACAAATGGCAATGCAAAATAATACTACAGGCGCATCCATTTATGATTTAGGTAAGATTGTTCAGTCAGATTCAATTGCTGAGCTTAATAATGCTCTTAAGTCATCTGAGGATAAACAAACTCAACAAAAACAACAAGAGATGCAGCAACAACAGCAAATGCAAGAACAACAAACTAAATCTCAACAAGAAATTGAGAAGATGAAAATTGATGCTACAGCTGCTGAGAAAGAAAAAGATAGACAAAGAGATATCTTAGTTGCAGAAATTAGAGCTGCTGGGTATGGATCTATGGCTGATGTAAATAAAAATGAGATGTCAGACTATGCAGATGCTATGAAAGATATTAGATCTTCTGAACAATATCAAGAACAAACTAGCTTGCAAAGAGAAAAGCAAACTAATGAAAATCTAAGACAATCTCAGAAGATGGATATTGAAAAAGAAAAGCTTCAGACACAGAAAGAAATAGCAGATAAGCAACTTCAAATAGCTAGAGAAAATAAGAATAAATTTGATAATAAAAATAATCAGAAAGAAAAAGATTAGCACTTAGCTATATAGTGCAAAAAATAAATTTTCTTATTATAAATTTTTCAAGTTTATTTCTTATATTAAACTATAAACAAAACCAACACATATGGAAGAATTAGAAAAAGAACTTTAAAAAGATCAAGTTCAGGATTCTACAAGGGTAGAACAAGTAGATGTAAACATTGATGAAATGTTTGGAATGCCAGGAGCAGAAAATGTAATGCTTCCAGCAGATGAAGAAAAACCTAAGTCTATGTTCTCTAAAGAGACAGTAGACACCACGTTCCTTGACAAGCCTGCTTCTAAAGAAGAAGTAGCAAAGAAAGAAGAAGTAGAAGAAACTATTGCTGAGTTAGATAGTTTAATTACTCAAGAAGAAGATGCTGGTAATAAAGGAAGACCAAAGGTTGACAAGTCAGGTCTTGCTGAACTGGCAAGTAAAATGATTGAGGAAGGATCTTTAGTACCTTTTGATGATGACAAACCATTAGAGGAATATACTACAAAAGATTTCCGTGAACTATTTGAAGCAAACTTTCAGGAAAGAGAAAATGCAGTTAGAGAAAATACTCCAAAAGAGTTTTTCAATGCATTACCTGAAGAACTTCAGTATGCAGCTAAGTATGTAGCAGATGGTGGTACAGATCTTAAGGGTCTATTTAGAACTCTTGCTCATGTAGAAGAGATGAGAGAACTAGATCCTAATGATGAATATGATCAAGCAGAAATTGCAAGACAATACTTATTTACTACAAACTTTGGTACTTCAGAAGAAATTGAAGAAGAAATCAATGATTGGAGAGATATGGATAAGCTTGCACAAAAAGCTAATCAATTTAAACCAAAGTTAGATAGAATGCAAGAAGAAATTGTTGCTAGACAACTTGCTGAACAAGAAGTAAAAAAGCAACAACAAGAAGAAGCTGCTAGACAATACACAGATAATGTATATGGTACTCTAGCAAATGGTGAAATCGGAGGAATTAAACTTGATAGAAAAGTACAAAGTATGCTATACTCAGGATTAGTTCAACCTAACTACCCTTCTATTTCTGGTAAACAAACTAACTTACTTGGACACTTATTAGAAAAGTATCAGTTTGTAGAACCAAGACATGATCTTATTGCAGAAGCACTTTGGTTACTTGCAGATCCAGATGGATATAAATCTAAGATTAAAGACCAAGGAAATAAACAAGCTGTAGAAAAAACAGTAAGGCAATTAAAAACAGAACAGTCTAGAAAGATCACATCTTCTGTAAATGATGATAGAGAATATGATCAAAAGACTAGAACAAGTAAACCACAAAAAACCATCTCAAGAACTAATATGTTTAAGAGATTTTAATTAAGTAACAAATAAAACAAATATAAAAATGGCAACTCCAATTTTAAACAATGGGATATTCCTAAGAGACACAGCCTACCAAGCGTCATCGCATGTAGACTCTTATCACTTAGTGAATATGTTAAAAGATGCTGAACCTATGGATTTAGGTCCGGTAGACCTTTGGGCTATGGCTCAAAAAGTAGAAATGCCCCTTTACCAGCTTTCTAGCTTTGGTGGCAAAAATGTAATTATGGTAGATAATGCTCGTGGAGAGTATAAGTGGCAGACTCCTGTCTCTACAGATCTTCCTTATATCATTGAGGACATTGAATCAGGTAATGCATTTAAAGGTGTTGATGGTACTACCTTCAAAATCAAAATTAACCGTAGAGAGTTTGGACATGGTGACATCATCACTTATGACAAATACAATGGGGTTGAGATGTACATTACAGATGAAGATATCCTTCCAATTGGTGATGGATTTATTTATACTGTTCAACTTGTAAACAATGACAATACTAAATACTTGGATAACAAGTACTTGGCTAATGGTACAAGAATGTTTAGAAAAGGTTCTGCAAGAGGTGAGTATGGTGAAAGATTCTCTGACATCATGACCAATGCAGGATTCCGTGAATACTATAACTTTGTTGGTGGTGCTGAAGCTCACGTACATTATTCTATCTCTTCAAGAGCAGACTTAATGATCAAAGGTGGTATGAATGCAGATGGTACAGTTCCTGTAACTGA